CTATAAATTCATCACCAATCCCAACCTCAAATATTGCCATTTTTTAAGTATTTTTATATATTTTTGTGTGTTGATTACGCCAAAATTACGCCAATGCAACATGAAATGGGGTGCGGAAGAGGAAAAGAAAATGGAATTGCAGTCGCAAGGATTGCAACCTGAGACATTATTTTCTGATGTTATTAAGCGGTATTTGAACGAAATTACGCCAACAAAGCGTGGAGAAAAGCACGAATTTAATCGGCTGAATCGCTTTTTGCGCCATCCAGTTACGGATAAATATATATCTGATGTTAGTCGGATAGGGGATGAGGAATTGTGTTTTGATATTAAGTCTAATGTGCTTGATGCAACATTCGAAAACTCAAAAAACTTGCCGAGCGAGAATATTTGCATTTTCACGACACACGGCGTGAGGCATTAACTAGACTATCTAAAAAAGTAGATGTGATGACGTTAGCCAAAATATCTGGGCATAAAGATATTTCGATTTTACAAAATGTCTATTATGCCCCTAATATGGCGGAGGTGGCGGAATTACTCGATTAGCTAATATGTTTAGCATTGATCCGCCCCCAACGAACAACTTCGCCTGCGATATAGCGTGGGCGAGAATTTTGTTGATCGACTGTAACGGGTTTGGGAAAATTAGGCAGTTTTGAAATAATCTTGGCAACGGTTTGATGGTGTCGCCCAAAATATATTGCTATATCCTCAAGCGTAATTAAATTTTGGCTTTTCTCGGTCAAATTAGATAACGCCGCCATTTTTGCCGCATTCACAATTTCTTCTTCGGCTTTCTGCGAAAGTTTAATTGGTTCCATATTTCCTCCAATAAAAAACCGCCCATAAGAGCGGTGGTTTGTTAATATTGTTGTGTCTGTTCGGCATGACAGATTTTGCCGTCACAGTCTTGATTAAGGTTTAGGGCGTGCGCCATATACACCACAAATGCACACATGAGCGTAATGATTAATTTGTTCATTTTCTGTTCCTTTTGTCGGATTTTAGGTGTGAGAATCCGCCGCAGGCTTAAAAAAGTGCGGTCGGATTTTGTGATGTTTTATTGGGCGATGAGGTTTTTCGCTCTTTCCCAGTTCATTTGATTAGACGCTTTAAATGGTGCAATTAATTTCTGAATGGTGGGGAGCGTGTTTTTGTATTGTCTTCGATATTCTTAATGATGGCTGATTACCATACCTGTGAAATAAGAGCCGATGGTTTCTAGCGGTTTAATCATATCGCCAAGCAGGGTGTTCATTTGCTTGTGTCCACACTAAAGCCAAACGAGTTGTTCAAGTTCATACTCGGTAAATTCAAAGGTGTATTTCTCAGGTTCTGGCAAGGCGAGCTGTTGTGGTTGTTGCAAGGCTTTTAATGTTCTTTCGCAACGGATGAAGTATTGGCGGATTTGTCTGCCTCGTTCGTTTTTTTCGACCATACCGAGTTCTTTGCCCATATCGAGGGTGATGTGATATTCCTTGCGTGGGCGTCCGTTGGTGCGTTCGGTAATGACGAGGTAGTCTTCATCTTGGATGAATCCATATTCGTTGATGCGGTTTTTGATCCAGTCATTGTAACGAGTTTGTATTTCTAGGAATGCGTGAAGTTCACGAGCGTTGCAAAGTTGAACAGGTTGATTTTGGATTAATCCGTTAAAAACAGGGATAAGACTTAAATGTGTCATTTTGTGATTCTCTTAAGTAAGTTTTAAAACTCATCACGAACCACTGCGAATAGTTGGTGATGAACTGAACGAGGTTCGCAGTACCGTACTTAAGAGCAAAACGGCGGATCTTTCGATCCCCTCATTCAGCTCATCATTGGACTTTTTCGGAAATTTCCGAAAAAGGTAGATTTGCTGTTTTACGGCTATAAAAAAAGACGCATTTGAGCGTGCTATCTATACCGCCCTAATCAATTCAGGAACGCCAATTCCCGACTTTCTGTTGAAAGTGGGGTTATCTTAATCCGAAGTGATGGCGGTGTTAAATAAAAAGCCCCGAATTTTCGGGGCGGATTTTTATGATTGATTTTTTGCTTTTTGGTAAGCTAAACGTGAAGCAAGCATAGCTTGACGTTTAAGTTCTTTTGCACTGGGTTTAGTTTCTGCCATTGCTTACTCCTTATAGTTTGGGGTTTTGATAATAAAACAATCAGAGTTTTCGCCTAGTTGCCCGATTGGTTGAAAGTCTATCATAAGTGGATGGCGATTGTCGCACATTTTTTGATACATTCGGCTCAATGAGGGGCGTTCAGCGATGAAAAAATAACATTCAGGTTGGTAAATTAAATAGTGCTTATAGAGCAATGTTTCAAGTTGTTCTTTTAAATGCTGAATATCGGTTTTCTTTAGCTGATGATTGATTGGTGGAGCGTATAGATCGATACTTGGATCGGTGCTTTCGTAGTATTCTTTTACGCCAAATTTGACACTGTATGTTTTACGATTTTTTAATAGCGGCACTAAGCGTTCATCTAAAGAAAAGAGGCTTTCAATCACATCATTATCCGATGAGAAATCAATAATATAATCAACATTTGCTACACGAAATTCAGCAAATTGATGAGGAATTGAATGATATTCAGATTCAATAAATAATTCTGTCATATTCCACGCTTTGGGTATAAAAAAACCTCTAAAAGAGGCTGTTGAAAGTAGTACTATCCTAATTCGAAGCAGGAGCGGTGTCAACTATTTAAAAAAAAGACCGCACTTTTCAGGCGGTCAGTGGAGTAGTCAATCAGTCTTTGCTGATTTTGTCTAGAATAGGGTGCCTTCCTAATGTCGCTAAATACATTCAGGACAATTGGTAACATTTATTCCAACACGCCCAGTGCTTGTTTGTTCGCCATATCGATTAATGCGTTCAAATGCGAAACAACATCTATCGGCAATTAATGCAGGATCTAAGCAACCGTTTTCAACCGCTCTTAATACAACCCATTTGATTTGTTCTTTATCTCTTTCAGATAGGCTGTTTTCTTTTTTTTCTTCCATTTTTAACCTCGTTTGTTTTATGTTTGCCATTTCAAAACACACTTCATCTATCATTCGCAACGGTTTCACATGCCGCTGTGTCTCTGTACTAGCAAATGTGTTTTGAAATATCCACATTGGGATATTCACCTGCTTGAGCTCCACTTTCGGCAACTGCACCGTTTTTCACTGGCTTTGCATGGGCAGACTTTAAAACTTACTCTTAACTAAGTAGGTTAGGGCTTTCAATCTAACGACCGCTTAGCACCGTTGGGCTTCCGTCTGCGCTTCCGCCGAGTGAGTTTCTTTAACCAAATTGTTTAAAATTTGTGATGAAAGTCACTGACTTAAGTAAACTTTTTAGCTATTCTTGTAATCAACCTTGATACTTTCGATAGCGGATTTTCAGGAATGTAAACTGAAAGGTGAATCTCGCCGTCAACAGTACCTTGGGACATTGCTTTTAGCTTTTCTTCCGCTTCTTCGAATGAATGGGCGTAAACATCTGTCGCCCACCTTTTGCCGTCGAAGTGATAAGAAATTGCATAGCGTTTCATTTCTTCTTGCATAAGGAACTACCTCTATGTATTTTCAGATATTTCAGGGTGTAAACAATCAGTGGTATTGGCGACTAAAAGCCGCCAATCATGAAACCATTGCAGTTAGCGAGGGTTATACAACCAAACAAAACTGCCTACATTGCATTGGTCTAGTTATGGATACTGATAGAAAGACACCTATTTATGAATCTTAATAACTAAGCCCTGTTCGCAGGGCTTTTTTTCATCACAAATTTTTAAGAGCATTGAGATTGTGTATCTCGTTTTGATGGGTTTGTTATCACACTTTGAAATAATATAATAAATACAAATTGTGATTTTTTATCTAAAAAAATTTCATAATGTGATTATATTGTTGATTTCTAAAGAAATAAATTTTTGAGAATAGTGTTTGATTGATTGTTTTTCAATCAATAGAGTGTTGAGTTTGGGAAGTGCGGTGGATTTTGAGGGGGGATTGCAGTCAAAATAAAACCGCCACGAGGGCGGTTTAATTGTTAGGCAGTGATTTCAAGGTAAAATGGTTTGCTATGCAAGATTGCGAAATGTCAATTTTAGCCTTATGAACATATCGGTAATTAGCATAATCATGCTATACATAAAGATAAAGGAGGTGCAGATTAATAAATAATGTAAATTTTCACCTGAAAATAATAAGCAGGTGTAGCTAAGTAGCATTGTCGCACTGAACCCCGCTATCAGATAGCCAAGATGATCTATTATTTCGGAGTACATTCCATTTTTTCTCATTTTTTTTATGAGTGGATTTTCAGTAATTGTCACTAAAATGGCGATTACCGCAAAAATAAAGCCTATTAGTGTTGCGGAGATAGAAAATAGGTTATTGCTCAATTCATGAATTTCATCAAGAGTAAAGCCAGCAAAAGTAGCATTTATCGACAGATAAAAATGCACACCAGAACTAGCAATAAATGCTGTTTTTTTCCAATGTTTGATATGCATATTTTGTCTCCTTAGTTACTCCCCATCATCAAGATACTCTTTTAGTATATCATTATGCTTCTCTTTCATCTCATAGATTTTTGAAAATATTTCCTTAGGCTTAACCTCCTCCCTAGACGGAGCGTTAATTGAAAACTTATCTTTTAGTACATTGTGAAGAAGGTCGATAGGTTGCTCCATATCTTTAAGCATTACTTTTAACATTCTAGTTCTATCAAGACCAAGGAGTATTTTTATTTTTTCCCAAGTATTTGGTAATAAGCCATTTTTTGAATAAAGAACAACTTTTTGTGTACTTACCCCAAGTTCTTTCATTTCATCAAACTGCTCTTGAACCCAAGGATCTTCATCCTCTCTTGGTTTTTTGCTGCGTGGGCGAGATATTTTATATTCTATTTGGGTTAGGGGAGTATTTCTGTTATCTGTGAGAAATTCTTCAGCTCCGATTTCAGCCATTGTGATTTGATGGAATTGTTTATCGGTAGATATTGTTTTAGTTAAATTTGTAAGGTAGCTTTCAAAATTTCTTATATTCCCATACAAAGAAGAATTTCTTTTTCTTTCCCGTAAAATAATGTGAAATAATTTCGCTCAATAATCGATTCATCATCTTCGAGATTTAATAGCTCTTCTTTTCCTGTCTTTTTATTTCCCTTGTGTAAGAGATCTTCTCTAAATGTTGAAAAATAACCAGAGATTGAATTGTCAAAATCTGAGTTATTAGAAAAGATATGTATTCTTCTTGAATAGTTTCCTATTGTTACTACAGGCATTGAATCATTTTTAAAATGATCTTCTAGATTTCTGAAATTATAACCACTTTCAGAACTGACAGAATAAAATCTAATATTGAAATTATGTTTTTTCGTTGTCATATTTTTCTTCCTTAGGTCAGTTGTTATTACAGATCAACAATATCCAGTGTTAGTTTAAAGCACTTCAATTCTTTCCCTTGCCACACCAATAATGCGGATTTCTTGGTTGAGTGAGCTTAATGTTGGGAACATTGGATTAAGCGGAACAAGCTCAAAGTGCGGTATGCCTTCTGGTGTTTTCGTGCCAAGCTCTTTGTATTGTTTAAATGTTGCCTCGTTGTCGCCATTAATTGCTGCCACAAATTTTCCTGGGGTTGGCACAATATCAGGATCAATTAAAACCAGATCGCCCTCGTTGAATCGGGGGAGCATAGATTTCCCTTCAATTCGTAGATAAAAGGAATTTTCAGAGGCGATGGCAGTGCTTGGGATCATCTCGTAACCGTCAAATCCTTCGAGCGATCTAATATCAGTCCATAGTCCTGCTTGGATTGGGCTTAATAATGGATAACGACAAATTGACTCTTTGATCTCGCTTATGTTTGAATCGAAGGCTAAAATCTCAGGCAGGATATTAAGTGCTTTACTTATGATAGATATATCTTCGAGGTCAGGCGTTCTATTGCCTTTTTCATAATTAGCAATTCTCGGTTGTCCCCAACGCGCATTCTCACTTTTGGTATCAATATTATTGCATCTCTCAGCTAATTCTTTTTGACTGATTTTTAACTGTTCTCGATACGCTTTTATTCTTTCGCCAAGTGTAGCCATTTAATTTCTCCTTCTTTTAGTTCAAATAATAACACGTTACGTTATATTTAGATAATTTCAATTTGTGATTGATAGAAATAACATTATGTGATTAAATAGATTATAGAAAATCACAAAAGGAAATTTATCAATGAATAACCTTTCACAGATTCGAGGACAGCTTGGGATTACTCAGCGACAACTAGCCAACCATATCGGATGGAGCCAACCACGAATTGCTAATTATGAGACTGGATTACGTTCTCCATCGTTAAGTGTTGCTCAGAAGATTGTTCAAGCGTTGAACACACTTGGAGCAAAAGTTTGTATCGAGGATGTATTTCCGCCTCAAAGCTAATTTACCAACAGGTACACGTAATGGCACGCAATAAATTAACGCGATCTGCAAGAGTACTTTCGGATCAGGTTATCGAAAAATATTACAAGCAAAAGCAATACGAGGTGGCAGAAGGTATGGAAACCACGCCTAGCACACTGAGTCGCTTTATTAGTAATGAAGAGTTTACTCAGACATTTAACTTTATCGCCGCTTGTCAATTCGGTGTTTTTGATACGGATACGCACATTGCGATTGAGAAAAGTGAATTTGAAATGTTACTCCTTGCGTCACAAGGCTTTGATCAGCGGTTACGTGAGAAGTATTTGGGTAAATAAAAAAAGCCACGAGGAGATTTCGTGGCTAATTCATTAAGGAATATACAGATGAATCAATTATTAACGATTACGAAAGAAAACGCAAGTATTTTGACAATGAGTAGTCGGGAAATTGCGGAGATTACACATAAAGAACACAAAAATGTATTACGTGTTATTCGTGATTTGATTGAACAAAATTTAGTCGCTCAAATTGAGCCACTAAAATTTGAGTATAGAAATCAATGGTTTGATTACTATGAGTTAAACAAGCGGGATACGTTTGTTGTTGCTCGCTTATCGCCTGAATTTACCGCTGCGGTGGTCGATCGCTGGCAAGCGTTGGAAAATCGACAAAAACCAACCGCACTTATTCCGCAATCTTTTTCTGAGGCGTTGATGTTAGCTGCTCAGTTGCAAGCAGAAAAAGAGCGCAATGCACCTAAAGTCGCTTTTGTCGATCACTATGTGGAAGTGGGGACGAGTAAATCATTTCGTGAGACGGCGAAGATTTTGAAAATACCTGAGCGTGCATTGGTCAATCGCTTGGTGGAAGATAAATATTTGTATCGTCAATCGGGCGTGCTTTTGCCTTATCAATCGGCACACACCAAAGATCTTTTTACGGTTAAAACAGGCACCGCTGAACACGGTCACAATTACACTCAGACGCGTGTAACAAGCAAAGGCATTGAATTTATCGCGTCACGTTATGCTTCGGAGTCGATGCTATGAGTATGCGATTAATGGTTCAAGCAATGAATTGTAAGGTTGGCAATCCTGCTAGAAAACTTGTGCTTTTAAAACTAGCTGATAATGCCAATGATGATGGAATTTGTTTTCCTAGTTATCAATACATTGCCGATAAATGCGAGATGACCCGACGTAGTGCAATCAGTCACATTGAATATTTAATCAAAATGGGATTAGTAAGCAAAAAAGAACGTAAAAATAAAGATGGTTCCATCTCAAATTTATACTTTTTACACCTTGAACAAGGTAGTGAAAATTTTGCACTGGGTGGTGAAAATATTTCACTAGGTAGTGAAAATTTTGCACTAGGGGGTAGTGAAAATATTTCACCCATAACCAGTCACTCTTTAGAACCAGTCAATGAACCTAAAAAAACTACGCAAAAAAGCGAATCCGAAATGTTGCTTGAGCGGTTTGGCATAACAGGACAGCTTGCTAAAGATTTTATTGCGCATCGTAAAACCAAGCGAGGGGCAATTAGCGAAACGCAACTTAGCTGTTTGCAAAAACAAGCGGACAAAGCAGGAATTTCGATTTGTGAAGTGGTGGAGATTTGCATCGAACGCAACTGGCAGGGATTTAACGCATCTTGGGATTGGCGTGATGAGAAGCTGCGAACATCCCAAGCACAAAAAATGAGTTTTGAAGAAAAAAATGCGTTGCCGTGGAATCGTCCTGAAGACTGGGAGAATGTACTGTGAACCAATTAACTAATCAATCATTGCACCAAGGTGTATCACCACAAGCGGAGAAATTTATTGATACGTTGTTCGACCAACTTTGCGCTAGTATCGAATTAATCTCGTCAATAAAATCGGTGCGGATAAGGTAGCTTGGTTAGAACGGCAAGACCACGAGCCGAAAAAGTACACCATCGAAGATTGCAAAGAAATCATCAAACACTACAAAGCAAAAATCAAAGAGCTGGAAGGAGAGTAGAATGTCGTATAGCGTTGAGAGAGTGTTGGTAAAGTGGGGTAATTGCTGGGGTAGAGACAGAATTGGCACAGAATACCCAAGCACCACAATTTCTATTCCTGTTTTACCTACCGTGCGCAAGGCTCACATTCCATTCTTAACTGATGACGAATGCTTAAAAATTGAGGAGCAGATTATGAACCTTCACGAGGATAGTTTGCTGCAATACCAAATTTTAATGGCGCTATACGTTCAGCAAGCAAATGAACGAGATATTTGTACCGCACTTCATATTTCCCCTGCTTATATGTATCGTGAGCGTGCTAAGGGCGTAAGATTCCTAAAAGGTGCATTTACTGGGGCGAAGATTAAGTTCATGTTTTTGGGATAAATAAATCTATATAGATCTAAATTAGACCTATATAGATTTTTTATTTGAGAATTTGATAAGTCATCCTGAATTTGAGATGTAGGTCACAAAATTAGAAAAAACTTTGATTAAAAACTTAAATAAATATTTTGTATTTCGTAGAATTGGCAAATCTATTAAACCGAGGGGAACCTAAAATGAAAAAATTATTATTCTCTTTACTTATTGTCCCAACTGTTATTTTTGCGTCTGAAACGGGCGAAAGTTGCGCAAAAATCCAAGATGGAACTAAGAGACTTGAGTGTTATGATGGAATTTTTGCGAAAAAAGATAGTAGTACTGATAGCGTAGAATCTGAAAAAGCTAAATGGGAGTATTCTCAAAAAATAGATGAATTACGTAATCAGACTGCTTATATAGCAAGAAACTCCTCTATAAATACGCTCAATTTTGGATTCCCTTATAATGATTCTTCAATGACATTGGCACTTCGTAAAGATCCTAAGTATGGCAACGATATAATGTTTTATGTAAATGGACAATTTAACGGTTGCTTTGACGGGTGTGATCTTGTAGTTAAATTTGATAACAACAATTTAGAAGAGTATAGAATGTCTAGCTCTAGTAGCGGCGATAGTGATACGTTGTTTATTTCTAGCAATAAACAACTTATTAAGTTTGTTGATAAATTAAAAAAATCAAAGAAATTAATTGTGGAAGCAAGTTTTTATAATTATGGTAAAGGACAGTTCACGTTTGATGTAAGTGGATTAGATTGGAATCATTTTTAGGAGTAAATAAATGAATAAGAAAGTTATTGCTATCCCATTAATAATGTTAGGAACCCTTGGTGGTGTATTTGGGTTCAACTATTTTACTTTAACTAAGCCATTGGATAGTGTGCTGAAGTCAGATTACCGTAATAACGGTATAGAAGTTTCAGCCCACTACGAAAATTATGTAAATCCAAATATTCTCGTCTTTGATATAAAGAACATAGACTTAAAAAATAGTGCTGCGGATGTCTTTAGAGTATTTTGGCAATACTCAAGCGAACTTAAAACAAAGTCTTTTGATAAGATCATCTTGTCATCAAAAGGTCAATCTAAATTTTATATTCTTGGTAGTCATTTTACAGAGATAGGTAGAGAGTATGGTATACAAAATCCTGTCTATATAGTAAGAACATTTCCTGAAAATGTTTATAAAATGAGCGGCAGTAAAGCATTTGATTCATGGACAGGTGGAGTATTAGGAGTCTCAATTAAGCAATTAGAAGATTTTAATGATTTTTCAAAAAAATGGTTTATAGATGACAAGTTTAAATAAGTTTTTGCAAAAAGCCACTTATAGTTAATTAAAAAAGTATTCTAAAACCACTTGATTACTTGCAAGTGAAAGTGTACTATATTCGGTAAGTTGCGGTTTTAGCGCATAGCAAATGCAAGAAAGAATTTTACAGCCCTGATCGGAAACGGTCGGGGCTTTTTTATTGCCTAAAGAACAGGCGGGAGAAAATATATGCCAATTAAAGAGCCTGATGTGTGGGCGTTAATATGGTCTTGGTTGCAAACAAATCTTAGTTCTAGCTCAGCACAGAGTGCTTTTTGGGCGTTATTTATTTCTCTTTTAAGATTTGGGTTTATGCGTAAAAAGCCAGCTATTCGTTATGTTTTAATTGATGCGGCTATGTGTGCCTCTATTGCGGGTGTTGCGGTGCCAATTTGTACACATTTATTTGGGCATACAGAATATTCTTCATTTCTCGGTACGATGATTGGTTTTGTTGGTACTGAAAAAATTCGCGAGTTTTTATTTAAATTCATTAATCGGAGAATTGAAAAAGATGACAATGATGATTTCCGAAGTGACATTTAATAAAATTTTTCCACACGCAGTTAAAGGTGTTTATCAAGCTATTTCGGCGCAGATAGAAAAAGCAGGTTGTGTGAATAAGATGCAGCAAGCGATGTTTTTAGCTCAATGTGGACATGAAAGTGGCGGATTTACAAGATTTAAAGAAAATTTAAATTATTCTTGGCTTGGGCTTTCTAAAACTTTCCGTAAATATTTCCCAGACCCTCTTACAGCCAAGAGATATGAGCGCAAACCTGAGCTAATAGCTAATCGTGTTTATGCTAATCGTCTAGGTAATGGCGATGAGAAAAGTGGAGATGGTTGGAAGTATCGTGGTCGTGGACTGATTCAGATTACAGGTAAGGATAATTATGCCGCATTTCGAAAATGGTTAGGTAGAGATATTGAGCCAGAAGATGTGGCAGGGAATTTAGATTTATCTGTTAAAACTGCCATCTGGTATTGGAAATGCTATGAATTGGCTGAGCTTAATTCTGTCGAAAAAGTCACGCGAAGAATTAATGGCGGACTAAATGGCATTGATGAGCGTTGCAAGCTCTATCGAGCATTAATGGTAACGGATAATGACTAAGTACATTTACATAGCGTTAGGGGCTGTTGTAGTGGTTTTGTTTGGTGTATTGCGTTACCAATCTAGCGTTATAGATGAGTTGGAAATAACGACAAAGCAACAAGAAAATACTATCCAGCAACAAGAAGATGCTAACAAATCATTAAGTCTTGCGTTACAACAAAAGCGTTATGCCGTTATTGAGCAACAAGAGCGTAATAATGAAATAGAAAGGATAGCAACAGAAAATGCTGAATCAGTTAAAACAATCATTAAGACTCAACCTTGCGCTCACACTCGTTTGCCTCAGTCTGTTCTTGACCGCTTGCACGAATAAAATCACGACTAAAGCAGAATATATTTATCCGCCTCAAGCCTATACTGCACCTTGTGTCAAAACAGCATTTACTGGGGAAACATACGGCGATGTAGTCATACAGCTTTTAAGGTAACCGCAGAGCGAGACAAGTGTGCAAGCCAAGTAGATCATCTCAATAAGTGGATTAATCAAGCAAAAGGCGGTAAATAGATTAAAAATCTAATTGAGCGGAATTAATGCCAAGTGCTGTAGCTATTTTAATGCGAGTGCTTTTACGCAAGGTCTGTGAATTTTCGTGTTGTGAATAAGCAGCTTGAGAAATTCCTAAACGGCTTGCCACTTCCGCTTGGGTTAAACCTAAGTGTTCACGCCAAGCACGCAATGCAGAATAATCGTTCAATAAAGCTAATTTGGCGACCGCTTCTGGAATACCTGTCTCAAGTGGATTGGTAAAGATGATTTTTTTCATAAAATGTTAATAAATGGTTCATCTTTCTATTTTATAAGTTTTATTCAAGTATTTTAAGGATTTTCTATGTCAGACGTGAAAGGAAAATCTACGTCTGGTCGTGGATTAACACCTAAACAAGAAAAATTTTGCCAGCTTTATATTGAGCTGGGAAATGCCAGTGAAGCATATCGGCAGAGTTATGATTGCCAAGATATGAAGTCCGAAAGTATAAACCGATTGGCTAAAAAAGAATTAGATAAGATCAAGATTAGATCAAGGGTTGATGTGCTTCAAGAAGAGCACCGACAACGCCATAATCTTACCCTAGATAATATCATTGCGGACTTGCAAGAGTATCGTGATATTTGTATGGGAAGAAAGCCACTTACTATTACCACTGTGGTAAAAAATGCTCAAGAAGGAACGGCACAAAGCGTTAATACCGAATGTTTCGTTTTTGAACCGACAGGTGCAAATAAAGCCCTTGAATTGCTTGGGAAGCATTTAGGGATGTTTACCAATAAAGTTGATGTAACAACCGATGGCAAGCCATTACCTACTGTGATTAATGTGACATTTAGCGATGAGCCAGCTTAATATTCAATTTCCTACGAAATTCCGACCGCTCTTTGAATCTATTTGGCGGTTTATTATTTTCTACGGTGGGCGAGGTTCAGGTAAAAGTTTTAGTATCGCTAGAGCATTAGTATTGCGAGCCTATCAATCGCCTGTTCGAGTTTTGTGTTGCCGTGAAATTCAGAAATCGATTTCTGATTCTGTGATTCAGATGTTGGCAGACCAAGTTGAAATGTTAGGTCTGCAAGATTTTTTCGATGTTCAGAAAACGCAAATTATCGGGCAAAACGGTTCACGCTTCACGTTTGCGGGGCTGAAAACTAACATTACTTCGATTAAGTCGATGACGGGCATTGATGTAGTTTGGGTAGAAGAAGGCGAGAATGTTTCAAAAGAAAGTTGGGATATATTGATTCCAACAATTCGTGAAGACGGTTCGCAGATTATTGTGAGCTTTAACCCGAAGAATATTCTTGATGATACCTATCAGCGTTTTGTGATTCATCCGCCTGAGCGGTGTAAATCGGTCTTAGTGAATTGGCAAGACAACCCATATTTTCCGAAAGAATTAATGGAAGATATGGAGCAGATGCGTGAGCGTGATTACGAGCTTTATCGTCACGTTTATGAGGGCGAGCCTGTGGCTGATTCCGATTTAGCCATTATTAAGCCTGTATGGATTGAATCTGCGGTGGATGCGCATCTCAAACTTGGTTTTACTACTAAAGGAATGAAGAAGGTTGGTTTTGATGTGGCAGATGAGGGGGCAGATGCGAACGCGAATGCCTTTGTTCACGGTTCTGTGGTGCTTGGTGTTGAAGTTTGGAAGAATGGCGATGTAATTGATTCCGCCAACCGAACAAATCAAAGTGCGGTCAAATTTAAAGCTGATTTGATTATATTCGATAGTATTGGCGTGGGGGCAGGAGTAAAAGCTCACTTTAAACGCTTGCCAAAATCTTTACAAGTGGAAGGATTTAATGCTGGTGGTGCAGTTGCTTATCCTGAGCGTGAATATATCAAAGACAAAAAGAATCAAGATATGTTTTCGAACATTAAAGCCCAATCTTGGTGGGCGTTGCGAGATAGATTCTATAAAACCTATCGAGCAGTAAAGTATGGGGATGTTTATCCTGACGATGAACTGATAAGCCTATCGAGCAAAATCAAAGAGCTTGAGTATTTGAAAGCAGAATTATCACGTCCTCGTGTTGATTATGACAATAACGGGCGGGTAAAGGTTGAAAGCAAAAAGGATATGAAAAAACGTGGCATACCTTCTCCAAATATGGCGGATGCTTTAGTTATGTGCTACGCCCCGACAAAACCTAAATCACTACTGGATTTATAAGATGAATATTTTAGATGGCATCAAATCACTTGCGCTAAAGTTAGGCAGTAAACAAGACCAGACATATTATGCTCGTGGGCTTAGCTTAACCGATGACTTAATGCAAATCGAAGCATTATGGCGTGATAACTGGATTGCAAATAAGGTTTGTATTAAACGTTCGGAAGATATGGTGCGTAATTGGCGCGATATTTTCTCGAATGACTTGAAATCTGAACAGCTAGACGAGTTCACTAAGCTCGAGCGCAGATTAAAACTGCGTGAGACATTAACTAAAGCATTGCAATGGTCTAGTTTGTATGGGGCGGTGGGTTTATTACTTGTCACTGACACAATTAACATCACTTCGCCATTGCAGCCTACAGAACGATTAAAGCGGTTGATTATCTTACCTAAATGGAAAATCTCACCGACAGGACAACGAGATGACGATGTATTTTCGCCAAACTTTGGTCGATACAGTGAATATACCATTACTGGCGGCACACAATCTGTTTTAGTGCATCATTCTCGCTTGTTAATCATTAATGCCAATGATGCACCTTTATCTGATAACGATATTTGGGGTGTATCAGACCTTGAAAAGATTATTGATGTACTTAAACGCTTTGATAGTGCCTCAGCGAATGTCGGAGACCTTATTTTTGAAAGTAAAATCGATATTTTCAAAATTGCAGGGTTATCTGACAAGATATCTGCAGGCTTAGAAAATGATGTGGCTCACGTTATTTCAGCGGTGCAGTCGATTAAATCAGTAACGAATAGTTTGTTGCTTGATGCGGAAAATGAGTACGACCGAAAAGAATTATCTTTTGGTGGGTTAAAAGATTTACTGACAGAGTTTCGCAATGCGGTGGCAGGTGCGGCAGATATGCCAGTCACCATTTTGTTTGGGCAATCTGTTTCGGGATTGGCAAGTGGAGATGAGGATATTCAAAACTACCACGAATCCATTCATCGATTACAAGAAACAAGATTGCGCCCTGTGCTTGAGGTGCTTGATACATTACTATGCAATGAATTATTTGGTGGGCGGCCTAATGACTGGTGGTTTGAGTTTTTACCATTGACTGTGGTGAAACAAGAACAACAAGTCAATATGCTTAATACCTTTGCTACAGCGGCAAATACGTTAATTCAAAATGGCGTAGTAAATGAATATCAAGTAGCAAACGAACTCCGAGAAAGTGGTTTATTTGCTAATATCTCTGCTGATGACATTGAGGAAATGAAAAATGCTGATGAACTTGCCAGAAATTTTGAAGAACCAGAAGGCGAGAGCACGCAAGTTCAAGCCAGTGAAGATGAGCAAGAGAACGGAGCTTTGGTATAGACAACAGCTTAAGCAGTTCGTCAAAATGATGACCGATGATGTAGAAAGAGCCCTGCAACAACCGCAAGGCTCTTTTTTTATGGATGATGCGAAAGGATTTCAGGCGATTAGTGCAAGAGCGTTAATGAAAGTATTAGAAAAGTACGAAAAATCTGACCGCACTTCTCAAGCTGAAAATATCGCCAATGGCTTCGTTGGTCGTGGTGATGCACAAAACCATGCTGAAGTATCAACCAATTTGAAAAACTAAACTGGTACCGATTTATCCGCCTATTTACGCAATAGTCCAAATATTGTAGAAAGGGTAAATGAATTAACGGTAAGTAACATCCAATTAATCAAATCCATTCGCACGCAATATCTTGATAAGGTGCAAAATGCCGTCATGCAAGCAATGATTCGGGGTTCTTTAAATAAAGACCTTGCAGCACAAATAAAAGACTTGGGTAAGACAACCGAAAAACGAGCAATGTTTATTGCACGAGACCAGTCCTCAAAATTAAACGCCGCCTTAACGCAAGCGAGACATGAAGAGGTTGGCGTAAAAAAATACATGTGGTCAACATCGGGTGATGAGCGTGTGCGCGAAAGCCATGCTGAAAAGGATGGGCTGATATTCGAATATGCCAATCCGCCTGCCGATACTGGTCACCCTGGTCATGATTTTAATTGTCGGTGTGTTCAGATTCCGGTGTTCGACGAGGTGCAGGCGAAAGCTAAAGCGCAAGAGACACTATCGGAACCGGTAAAAGAGAATTTAATGCTTTCGGTTGATAAGCTTGTTGAAAAATCACAGAAAATAGAACCGACAATTACGGCAGATATTAACAATATCGCCACAAAAGCAGGAGGTAAACTTGTTGGTTTAGAAAATCGTCTAAAAAGCCCGTCTTCAATAAAGAGAAAAATTGAAGCTGAGGTTGCAGATGGATTTTCCAAGTCGTTTTCACTGAATAAAATTCGTGATGCCATTCGGTACACGACCGTTTTCAAGGAAGGGGATTTTGTTACTCGCTATAAAGCAATGCAGTATTTGTTGGCGATCAAGGGGTATAAAACTATCATAGTCAAAAACACGTGGAAAAATGATAGCGCATATAAAGGTGTTAATACATTTATCCAAAATGAAGATGGTGATGTTTTTGAAATGCAATACCATACACAGCAGAGTTTTGATGTGAAAAATGGTCTATTGCATAAACTCTATGAGCAATTTAGAAATCCAAAAACGCCATTCCACGAAAAAGAGAAGTTATTGCTTGAAATGCGTAAGCTAAGTAGTAAAATTAAGGCACCAAAAGGTATTGAACTTATTGAGGATAAAAAATGAGTTTTCAATATTACTTAGCAAACGTTGGCGAGAATCGACAGAAACTTATCAGAGGGAACCCTTCTGATTTATTATCTTTTTCGGTATTTGAGCCAAAAAAATTAGAGTGGGATTCCTCACGAGGTATTTCATGGGCCGAACGCTTACTTGAAAGTGGTTTTAGTGATTTCAAGGTTATTTCTGAAAGTGATGCTATCCGATTCATGAGGAGCTAATAATGACTTTATCAACAAGAGCCGAATTATTCGCGAAATCAATCCATCATAATCAGATAGACAAAGCGGGCAAGCCGTATGCTGAACATTTACAAGCCGTAGTAAATAACCTTGTAGAGCCAACGGAGGAAATGATTGCAGTAGCATGGCTCCATGATAGCGTAGAAGATACTGAAATCACTCTTAACGACTTATCACGCTATTTCGGCGATATCGTATCGGATGCTGTTTCTGCTATCACAAAGGTGAAAGATGAGTCATACGATAAATATCTGTCTCGAGTAAAAGCAAATCCCATTGCAAGATTGGTCAAGATTGCTGACTTAACCCATAATATGGATTTATCAAGATTACCGGTAGTCACTGAAAAAGATTTAGCGAGAAAAGAAAAATATGTTAAAGCAAAAGCATTTTTAGAAAACTAAAAATTGACACAATAAAATTTGTGCAGTAGATTTATCCACAATAGCCGAATTGTAGCAATGCAGTTCGGCTTTTTTTATTGAAGTTTTACAACCCGCTTGAATTGGCGGGTTTTTATTGGGGTAAATAAATGAAATTTACAGACAAAACCACTCAAGCAGTCACACAAAGAACCATCACTAAAGATGGTTTTTTAGTTGTGCCCGCAACCATTTCAAAAGTTGGGGTATTTGATTACCTTGCTACAGAACTAGGCTTAAAAGAAGACGGTATTAAAAAAGTCGCTCGCACAGAGAAATCGTTGTTTAGCGATGAAACGATTAAGAGTTTTGAAAATGCCACATTAACCGTTGGTCATCCTAAAGATGGGGTAAATGCGAAAAACTGGAAACAGCTCTCTGTCGGTGTCGTGCGTAATGTTAAGCGAGTGGGCGATGAACTCACAGCCGAGGCTTGGATTTATGATGAACAAGCCATTAAAACCGTACAGGAGCACGGTGTGGAGCAATTATCTTGTGGTTATGACTGCGATATTAAGCCATCCACGGTACAAGATGCAGATTTTGAGATGTCGCCGATGATCGGCAACCACGTAGCGATTGTGGCAAAGGGTCGCTGCGGTGGAAGTGTAAAACTTGCCGATGAGGATAAAACCATATTATGGGGAAAACCGCAAAAATTCTCGATGCGTTTTTAGGTGCGTTCGGCATCAAGTTGTCGGACGAACAGAAAAAACAAATTGAGGACGAAGAAAAGTCTGGTAGTGAAGAAGGTAAAGAGCCAAAAGGCGAACAACCAACCAAACCAAAAGAAAAAAAATCTGAACCTGAAAATAAAAAGGAAGATGACGTGGAAAAAGAAGAGCTTGAAAAAAGCCTTAAAGCTAAAGATGAAGAAATTCAACAGCTAAAAGATGCACAAGCAAAACGTGACGCAGAAGTAAAACAAGCTGCCGTGTTGGCTAATGCTAAAACTGCATTTAAAGAAGTCAATTTTGCGGATAACGCGACTGTGCGTGAAATCCAAGAAAGTGCGGTAGTTGCGCAGGGCATTTTTACTAAAGATGAGGCAGCCAAATTATCCGATGAGGAAATTTCGGGCGCATATCAAACAGCAAAAGCGGTCGTGGCGAAATTAGCGGATGAACGTAAATCACTCGGCAATATTTTGCTTGGTGATGCGGAGCCTAAAGCTGCACCAAAAATAGATTTCAACAAAACTTACAACAGTTAGGAGAATAATGAAATGAGTTATGCTTACGAACAAGCGCCTGCGCGTGCAGGTGAAGTAGGTAAACACGTCGGGCAATTTCGGGTTATTAATGGCTATCAATTACGTAAATTTTTTGGTTTCCGCAATTCGCCCAATACACTGGGATTTAGCCAAAAAAGACTAGGTGGTGCGCAATGGTATCGAAAACGAGATCCGTTGTCTGATTCTGTCAGATTATCCGATGATGATTATCGGTTCCTGATTAAATGCAGAATCCTTAAAAACTACCAAATAGGCACGCTACCAAACTTAATTGTATTTTCGGAGAAGGTTGTCACATTGTGGATAACTACGATATGACCGTCTCTATCTCTGTTCCAAGTGCGAGCACATCTGATTTTAAGAAATTCTTTAGATATATTGCCACGCCAAGCAGGTGTGCAATATCTTTTCAACCTAATATAGAGGTCACATATGGCATTAGTAAATAAGCCAGATGAAAGCATTTTTGCATCATCTGCAAAACAAGGTGAAGTTGATAATTTCCCTGACTTATTGCGTGGATGGGGAATTTGCCTTAAATGAAATTGCACGGGCAACGTTACAACAATATGGGATCGTGCAACTAAGCTCAGCCACTAACAGCGACAGCGAAACCGAAGCTGCAACATCAAAAGCCGTGAAAACCGCCTATGACAAAGCAGTAGAAGCCAAAACTACCGCAGATGGAAAGGTTGGTTTAAATGGTAACGAAAGCATTAATGGCGAGAAATCCTTTGAAAATCGTATTGTGGCAAAAAGAAATATCCGTATTTCAGACAGCCAGCATTATGCTTCACGCGGAGACTATTTAAATATCGGGGCAAACAATGGCGATTGCTGGTTCGAATATAAATCAAACAACCGAGAGATTGGCACACTTCGTATGCACGCTAACGGCGATTTAACCTACAAACGCCAAAAAATCTACCTAAAAATGGATTGCTGGCAGGTATCCACAAACGGAAATTGAAAGTTTTTACCACCAAGAGAAAGAAGCGTTAGCGTGGCAGGCCGACCACAACACAGCGACACCGATGCTCACACAAATCGCCCAAAATCGTGGTATGCCGTTTGAAATATTGGTAGAAAAAGTGATTGAGAAATCCGCCCAGTTTGCCGTCGTGATTGGTATCATTATCGGACAACGTCAAGCATTTGAAGACCGTTTGTTGGCTTTAAAAACACCAGAGGAATTAACCGCACTTGAACAGGAGATTGAACAATGGCAATTCCCAACATAA